TGGTGGGGGCCAACTAGTTCACTGGAAACGTACGCACAGGCCAACGCCCGTGTACATAGGTCGGGCCAAGACCACAAGTGTACCGTAGTCCAACTGCAAGGATCTGCCATAGAAAAACGTGTTTATGCTATGTTAGACAATAAAATCAATGTACATACAAAAATGATTGATTTATACAATGATTTACTTGCGTAGTACATAATTATCCATTATAGTCGTTCGTTCGATAAGTGAAGGAGATCGAAATGAGCAACGGAGAATCCATATCTTTAGACAAGTTAGTCAAGACTTATATAAAGATTCGTGAACGACGTTCAGAACTGAAAGCCGAATTTGATGCCCAAGATGCTCCACTAGTGCAGCAACTTGAAGCTGTCAAAGGGGCTTTGTTAACGCATTGCAAACAGCATGACGTTGATAGCGTTAGGACTTCCGAGGGACTGTTCTATCGGACAGTTAAACAATCGTATTGGACTAGTGACTGGGACAAAATGCACGAGTTTATTCTTGAGCATGGTGAGCCTTCGCTGCTAGACAAACGGATTAATCAGAAGAACATGAAACAGTTCTTGGAAGAAAACCCAGACTTATTACCGAAAGGTCTTAATTCTAATTCTGAATACACCATATCTGTTAGAAGGAACAAAAAATGACACCCCGATTAGTTTCAATCAAAGAAGTTGCCCAGCACTTTATGGTCTCTGAGCGACTAATCCGTAATTGGATGAAGGAAGGGCGTATACCTAAAAACACGTACGTCCATATCAATCAAACCTACCGGTACGATCTTGATGCGGTCACTAAAGCGTTACTTAGTGCAGTTGACGAGGATATTCCTGCCCCTACGTGGGATGAAGTTAGCCCCGAAAAGGACCGCATTGAAGTGCCCGATCTGGATACAGATGAAGATTACTGATGAAAGATAGTGTTAAGAGAGTAAGCATACGCACCAAGAAGTTCGAGGGTACCCCCTCCGAAAGTGGAGATAGTATTGATGTTGTGGTTGTGGGTGTTGCCTATAAATCAAGAATATACTACAAAGATGAGTACGACCCTGAAAAGGTATCTACTCCTACTTGTTGGTCCAATAACACTGAAACACCCGCTTTAGACGTTCCAGAAGAACAGAGGCAGTCTGGACGTTGTGTAGATTGTGTCCGCAATATTAGAGGTTCTGGGAGAGGCGCTGGCCGTGCATGTAGATTTGTACAGCGGTTGGCAATTGTTTTAGAAGATGATCTGGAAACAGTTTATCAACTACAACTACCCCCGACTTCTATATTTGGTGACGCAGTAGATGGGGCTATGCCCTTCCGTGCTTATGCACGGTACCTTGAGGCGCGTGAGACGCCTTTTGTCGCCGTAGTAACGAGGATTTATTTCGATACTGAAAGCGATACACCAAAACTCTTCTTTAGGCCAATACGCCCACTGGAAGAGCAGGAGTTGGAGACCGTCAAAGAAATGATGGAACACGCAGATACTATTGCTGCTGTTACCTTAAGTGTAACGCCAATAGAAGATGCTAGTGTCTCACCATTCACCGAAGTTGATGGTTTTACATTTGATGACTAGACGTTTGGAGAAAACGAGATGAACCACCTTATAAAGGACGTAGAAGTCCTATACCCACGTATCAATAAAACCTACCGCTTTGATGCAGCGGAAAACCGTAGTGTGCCATGCGATCCGTTTGATGACGGTGCAGCATACTCCATGCAGTTTCGTATGGACGCGGCACAAGCTAAGGAGCTTATGGGCGCTATGGCTAAAGCATACGCTGAGAAGCGTGAAGCTAAATGGCCTGAGAAGATACCGATGCCGTTCAAGAAAGACGAGGACGGATCGTTCATTGGTAAAGCCACACTAAAAGGTGCATACGGCAAAGAAGCTACCAGTAAACCTATGCAGGTAGACGCTAAAAACAAACCGTTAGCTGACGACTTTATGCTGACTACTGGCAGTACCGCTAGTATTGCTGTCGTGCTATTTCCGTACAACATGCGGGAAGCTGGCGTGTCGTTACGATTACGCGGCGTGCAAGTCACTAAGTATATACCCCTACAAACTGCATCACCGTTTGGTGTAGTAGCCGGTTTTACTTCCGGTAGTGACGACGATATGTTTGCTGATGTGACTGTCGCTGCACCTGTCACCGCCGAAGAGGTTGAGGTGGTAGAAGAAATCGACGTGGTGGAAACACCTATCGAAGAACCGAAGAAGAAAGTAGTTAAACAGAAGTCATCTGCACCTAAAGACGAAGCTGATCTTAGTGCAATCGTTGACGGTTGGGACGACTAACCCCGACTTTCTTGGGTACGTTCTTGAGCATACCCATGTTTTTAACTTATACCACGGCTAGGCTTACCGAAAAGGGTGGAATACTACCCCTGCCGTGGTAACTTTCGGTTCTGAGATCGCTATGGAAACAACAAAATTTTTAGAAAGCGCCCTAGCAAACGATGGACTGTATTGCATTTTTGCAGCCAATAAGAAGACAGACAGACGAGTACAGAAGTTCTTTAACTCTGTTGTTGATTTGGTGGAGAATGCAAACGACCTAGACAATCAAGGTTACGATGTTTATTTTGCCTTATCTACTTTTAAGGAAGACAAGTCCCGCAAGGTAGATAATGTTAAGTACGTAAAAACATTCTTTTTAGATTTAGATTGCGGCCCATCCAAAGAGTTTGCTAATCAACGAGACGCACTAGCTGCGTTACAACAATTTTGCAAGACCAACCTATTACCCCGCCCAACATTAATTAACTCCGGTCGTGGAGTGCACGTCTATTGGGTGTTGAAAGAATCAGTCTGTCTTGATGACTGGCTACCTGTAGCAGAACGCCTCAAGGCTTTATGTAACAGAAACAAGTTTCTAGCTGACCCCGCAGTTACGGCGGATGCAGCACGGGTATTGCGTGTACCCACAACCCACAACTACAAACCTGACGATCCAGTGAAAGTATCTTTTATAGGGTCAACGGATTCGACGTTGGTGGACTTTGATAGTTTTTCCCTGTTGCTTGGCGGCGACATGATACCAGTTCCCTCAAAAAGAATAGAGGGTGCGAACGCGATGATGCACGCAGCTCTTGAAAACCAAGAGTTTAAGTTCAAACGTATCGTGAGACGTTCTGGTGTGGATAAGGGGTGCTTGCAGATATACGACGCACTAACTAAACCTAATGAAGTATCAGAACCAATATGGCGGGGTATGCTATCTATATTGAAAGCGTGTAGTGACGGTACTAGAGAACGAGCGCACCAAATATCGAAAGGGTACGTTGGGTACGACCCCGAAGAGACAGACGCTAAATGGGATAGGTTAACGTCTGATAAACGCTATACGTGCAATAAGTTTGAGGAACATAAACCAGAAACTTGTTTAGCGTGCCCGAACCGCACGAAGTTAAGATCACCGTTGCAGATAGGTAAGTTGATAAAAGAAGCAACTGAGGAAGATAACGTGGTGCAGGAACCCGCGTTAGATTTGCCTCATGCTCCACTGAATACTTACGTAATACCAAAATACCCCTTCCCGTATTTACGTGGTGCGAACGGTGGGGTGTATCTACGCAGTAAGGATTCAGAAGGGAACGAAGACGAAAAACTTATTTATCGCAACGACATATATGTAGTGCAGCGAGTCATAGACCCTGAAATCGGGGAACAGATAGCGATACGGTTGCATCTACCACAAGATGGTGTACGTGAATTTACACTACCACTAACTGCGGTCGGAGCTAAAGATGAGCTTAGAAAGCAATTAGCGATGCGTGGTGTAGCTGTACCTTTCGTAGATGACCTTATGAAATACATACTCACTTGGATTAACGAACTACAGGAGACAACAGTGGCGCAAAAAGCTCACAGGCAGTTTGGTTGGGTAGGAGAAGATACTGATTCTTTCGTTCTAGGTAACCAAGTAATAACAAAGGACGGTGTTGAATATAACCCGCCGTCAGCACAAACCGCAGGTTTGTTCCCCGCGTTTGAACCCAAGGGCACGCTGGAGGAATGGAAGGAACTCATGCAGTTCTATAATAGGCCGGGGTTTGAACTACACCAATACGTTATATGTGCAGGGTTTGGTTCGATACTAATGCACTTCATGGGTGGTTTAGCGTGTTCTGCAATGCACCTGCATAGTAAAGATTCTGGGCTTGGTAAGACTACCGCAATGTATGCTTCGTCAACTATATGGGGTAACCCTAAACAGTTAGTGTTAGATGAGCAAGATACACATGCCAGTAAGATGTTACGGTCAGAAATACTGCATAACTTACCGCTATACATAGATGAGATGACCAACACTAGCCCCGAAGATCTGAGCACCTTGGCGTATCAGTTTACTTCGGGGAAGCAGCGAGCGCGTATGGTGAGTGGTAGCAATACAGAACGTCTCAGAGGTGAACCTTGGAGCCTACTAGCGATTACTACAGGGAACACAAGTGCGATAGAACGTATCAGCCTACGTAAAGAAAATCCCAGTGCAGAGGCACAACGGATATTAGAGATCCAAGTCGATAAGATATTTAAAAGTCCAGATACTAAAGAGGAGACAGATATTTTTAGTGCAAAATTATTTAAGTGTTACGGGCACGCTGGGCCTATCTTCCTTAAGTACGTGATGGAAAACCCCGAACAAGTACGCTTGCTAGTAAAGGAAATACAACTGCGTATAGATAAGAAAGCTGGTATGGCTTCTGAGAACCGGTTCTGGTCAGCAGGGGCTGCGACTACAGTTGCAGGGGGCGTCCTAGCAGAGCGGCTTGGGTTACTACCCTACGATATGGGGGGTATTACTAACTGGATAGTAGGCAGGCTTACGGAAAACAAGCGTCGTGCAGGAGATATGGCGGTATCGCTAGAGCAAACGCTAAACGAATACATCAATGAGCATTACGATAACATCTTAAAGATAAAAAGCACCAGTGATTTACGGAAGCAAGATGGTTCCGCGATGGATTCATTAATACAACCTGATGCCGTGCCTCGTGGCAAGCTAGTGGCTAGGTATGAAACAGATATCAAAAAGCTGTATCTAATACCGAAACCGTTTCGTATATGGTGCGGCAAGCAACAAATAAACTACGGTTCTTTCGTTAATGAGTTGGTGAATAAGTTAGGTGCCAAGCGTGCGAAGGTGCGGTTAGGTAAAGGCACGCACTTCCAAATGAAGGGGCAAGACGTGATTATAGTGCAGATGGGTGACGATGATGAAGCGGGGGATACTGCGGACGTACGACCTAAATCCTGACGGGGTTCGGGTTGTAGTTAAGTGGCATGAAGTGCAAGTGGGTATGTCTATATTTATACCTTGCATAAACACCAACAAAGCAATGGAACAGGTAAAGAAGATAACAGCAAAATGGAGTTGGGATATAGAGGTTAGGGTAGGCGTAGCGGGGGATAAATGGGGTGTTCGTGTCTGGCGTATTTTATGATATATTGCGCTTGACAGTTCGTCCTCCTTCTCGCATATCGTTCTGTCATCCTCCTGCTCTTAGAGCGCCCCCTCTTCGGAGGGGGTATCCTAACTCCTTAACCAAGGAGTACCCAATGGAAGCAACTAAAACCGAACTATTACTCGCGTGGATGACGATAGTTAAGCTGCGTGACAGTAACGTATTAGACGCTGGTGACGATCAAATTATGTTGAGCGCGTTGCATATACTAGATAAAGAACAGAATCTACTGGAAGACAGTTAGGTTATAACCCAAAGTCACTGGCGAAGGTCGGCGAGTCATCCCAGTCATCTCCAAGACTCTGTAACTTATTACGCAACCTTGGACTTAACGTAACGCCGTAGTGCATCTTAGCGGTAGTTCGCATGTGCTGCGCCATAGACCGTTTAATCGTGTCTGGTGTAATGCCGTGTTCTGGATGTCTACCATTGAAGTCCACCATATCTTCCATGATACGTTGTACTGCTGACACGTTGTTGTTACGCATACCTACATAGTATTTACGTAGGAGCTTAGTGCGTTCTTCATTAGTTGCACGATCTATCTTTTTAAGCGAAGCGTTTTGTTGTAGCTGTCGCGTATACTCCGCTGGTGCGAAACCCATAAACTGTGCAGCAATATGTCCCGCATTAAAGTCCTCGACGATAGGGTCACCACGCAGCGTGCGTGCGCCTTCGTTAGCAAACCGTACGCTCTTAAAACCATTCCTTATGGCGGCTGGCATGGCAGCTTCTACACCACGTAGCATTTCACCTTCGCCCCAAAGTTTGGCTCCACGCTCCATCTGCAACATAGAACCTAACACAGGGCCACCTAATTGTTCCGCTGCGGTGAAGAATACACTCTGGTCTTTTTCTATCATCCTGTCACGGAAGATCAAGTTAGACAGCCCCATCCTGCTGGCTACGTCTACACCAAACAGATAGTTGACTACACCACCGTACGGCCCTTCGCCGATATACTTACGTACAGAGGTTTCAAAATCTTCTTCGTCGTCTTCCTTAAACATGTTAGAGATCATGGCAACGACGCCAAAGAACGGTAGCCCCTGTACCCCTGCGACTAACGCTGCACCACCAAACACCCCTCTAAGTTGTGCCCGTGCAATCTTGCGAGCCTTCTCGTTTCCTGTGAACGAAGTGTCGATGAGGTCATACAGCATGAAGTACATGGCTGATCCGTACCGCTTGAATAGGAACGCTACCTTACCGATACCGTCTTGTGCTATACGTGGCGCTGCCGCAGCAGCAATACCACCATTAGTCATCTCAGTAACGTTCAGTGCATCAAGTGCAATGTCATTCAGTGCTACCTCGCCTAACTGCTCCCACTGATTGGGTTTTAACCCTTTATCTTTAAGTTTCTTCTGTAGCGCCAAATCGTACGCCATTATCATAGCGACCTGTCGGTTAGCGCGTTCTCCGTGGTGAAATATAAACCCTGTTATAGAGTTAACCTTAGCCATCGGGTTGTCTATTGAGTCAACATCTGCGATATCGTAAGCAATAGAACGGTTTAACTGCCCTAAGTCATCTGCCAGCTTGGATAGTATTGCGAACCTTCGCAACGGGTTATTCTTATCCATGCCGTCAAAATCATAATTGTCTAATGATTGTGCAGCGGTGATCTCTTCTTTGGTTTTGCCGTCTGGCCCCATCACTTCGACCTTACGTTTGTTACCGCTACCCATAAAGATCTTTGTGGCTTCTTGCAGGGCTTTAGCTGTATTGCCGTATCCGTATTGAGCACCTAAGTAAGGCACAACTACCATCGGTATCTGTGACAAGTTGACCAGCGCAGAAGATATGTTCAAACCTAGCGTCATGTTGAAACCGAAGCTGGTAGCAAGGCGTGCCCAAGGCTGCACCATAGGACTAGCTGCCCAAGCTGCACGGTCACTAAGCTCGTTGGCTAACAGTGCTGCTATATCCTTGTCCTCTTGGGATATATCTTTTCTTTTGTTAATACCCGCTGCTTGTTTATTAAAATCGTCTTGTAAGGCTCGCATCTGTGCGCCGTACTTTATTCTAGACAATTGTTGCCCTAGATTTAGTGCACGGTTACGTAAACCAAAAATAATATCGTGGTTTGGTATCTGCCGTTCGGTAGGCGTTACGTCACCCATAGCACCACGTCGGTTCTTTCTGTGTCTAAACGAGTTAGCGAAAGAACGTTCTGGCAACGTATCTAAGAACAAACGCATGATCTGCTCTTGTATTGGGTTTTTAGAATCGATACCACCTGCTTCTAATATATCAAGCACGTTGTTGACAAACGAAGTAGGTGGGGCGTTCTTTCTAAAGTTAGCTTGCTCTAGACTGGCAAATGCGTTTACCCCGCTGATACTTTTTATCGCTTCAGCTTTGGTTTTACCGGTGTCAGCTAACAGTTTCTCGACGGTCGCCTTGTTCTTTGCGTCTGGGTTTGACCAATGTTTTTCTATCTGCTTGATTGCTTCTTTACGTTCTCGGACGCTAGTAAACGCTTCTACGTAATATTCGATATTGCCTGTGTCTGGGTCAACTGCATTGTATTCCAACCAAAATTTACCCGTACGCATCAGTGGGAAATATGGGTCTATAACGCCGTTCGAGGTTAGCTTTTCGTACAGTTTGTTAACCAACACCTTACGATCCGCAGGGTTTTTAACGTCAGCACTTAACCTGCTGTCCATTAACTCACGCACTTGGTCGTACATAGCCTTGTACTGGTTACGCCATGCCTTATAGAAGTTCTGCCCTTCCCCTAGCTTGGTATATCTACCACGAAGATCTTTCCATGCAGCTATCTGTTCTGGGTCGGGTACCCACACCTTGTTAATTGTTTTACCGTATTTCTTTTGGGCTTCCTGCAACGTAAGTGTAGGGTCTAACTGCAAGTAGGTGCTTCGAGTCAGTATCCTGCTTAACTCCTGCATCTTCTCTACGTTCTGACCTGCCCATGCAGCAGTGCGCTTCGTAAGAGCTTCTACACCTGTGTTGAACTTGTTTATGGCACCGCTCTGCTCACGTACAACTCGTAGCAACTCTTTTACATTATTCAGCTTACCTTCCGCTATTTTAGTGATAGCGTTTAGGTCAAGTAGTCCTAGGCTAAACTTCTTGGCGCTTTCAGGTACGGGAGCAAGTAAACTTTTGACGATGCCTCGTTCACCAACTTCTTTGAATGTAGGCACACTCTCATACATATTTTCAAATGCGTCTTTGGCTTTACCTATGACTGAAGCGTTGTACAAGATACCCGAGCCACGCACCCCTTCGTAAGGCGCTAATATGTCTTCTATGAGTCTGTCTGCGGTACCTGCAACGTCACTTGGAGTGCCTGTTATGCGACGTATAAACTGCTTAATGACATCTAGTACACGCTGGAACACTGTGGTCTTGTCGCCATCGACTGGTATGGTAGCTAGATGCTGCCTGAATTTGTAGTTACCAAATACTTCTGCAACGAACTCTTCTACCGATTCTGATCCGTAGTACCCATCCATATACGGCTTGGCGTAGTTGTACAAGTTGGTCAGTTGTTTGGTGACAGGACTAGATGGTTTTTGTAGTTCTTGAATCGTAGCTGCGTGTGCCATCTCATGCAGTAGATTATGTGCGGTAACACCAGCCGTATCATCAAGCAGTATAACGTTATCAATGCCCGCATCTTTGTCGCTGTATATAAAGGCACCCTTAGTGTTAGCTTCTTCATCCAATGCTGCACGGTAACGTTTACCGAGTTCGTCAGTAGGCTTGGCAGGTACGATAACAACGCGGGTATCCCCAACGAAATTAACTAACTTAGAAGCAATCTTTGCTACACGCGGGTTGTCAGTAGCGTACGCTAAAGCAGTTAAAGCACCTTTCAGGTTACCTTCTTTGATGTTCTTGATGGTATTGTTATCGAGCTTCGCATCTAGATCAGGATCGAACTGCGTTTGTATATTGAAAGCACTTCTACCGAAACGTCTTTCTCTTTGTTTTCGTATGGCTACTTGCCGTATTCCCGCTCTATCTTTATCTGTCTCTACGACGTATTGACCAGACGCTATTAACTCTGCTTCTATTTCTTGCAGTTCCGCTTCTTTCGCTTTACGTTTTGCTTCTAGTTCAGCTTCTGCAAGGGTTGGATCTTCTTTACCCTTAACCGCAGCCCTTTCTTTAGCGGCGGCAGTCTTCGCTCTTTTGGCTAGTCCTTTTTTAGGCTTAGCTTCTTTTTCAGGTTTAACCGCTAGGTTACCACGCACCCCCGCACCACCCGCTACCGTTGTTTTCTTAGTGCGAGCTTTGACTTTAGCTTCAGGCTTGGGTCTGGGTTTACTCACTGCTTCAGGGAACGGGATTGTAGAGAAGTCAACCGTTGCTGCACGGCTATCCAAGAAGTCTTTAAAGGCCGTACTAGGCAAACCAACTTTACCCGCTAGACTTTGGTATAACCTACGCATACCCGCAGCAACGCGTGCAAAGAACTTATCAACAACGGTTAGTGGTTTTTCGGAAGTTACAGCCCAACGAGATACTTGGTCGGCAAACCACTCTGAACCAATATCAGCACCGGGGCGCGGGTTTAAAAAGTACTTTCTAGCCCTCGCACTCAGTTGAGCTACAGGTATGTCAAGCATCTCAGGGTTTTTTGCTATCATTATTTTTGCTGACGTACGCGAACGTAAAGAGTTTATAAGCTCCCCAAACGTTCCTGCCTCTGCCTTAGCCCGCCATTTTTGATACTCAGCTTGTAGGGCTTCCTTTTCTTGTTTAGTGGCATTTTGGTATTCAGTTTTTTCAAAGATATGCCCCAACTCATGCGCTAATATTTCTATGCTTTTTGATACGCGAACCTGTGGGCGCATAACAAGTACATGGTCGCCATTCTCTAATTGTTGCGTGTATCCTTGGGTACCTCCACCCATAGATTCCGCCCCAGCTATACGGCCAAAAGGGCCATATAAGTTTTTAAGTTTTGTTTCTTCGGGATTACTAGCGTCTTCAAAAGTTGTTATGTAAACACGGTCTTCTAAACCCAGCAACGATATAAACTGCTGCGCGGTATTCGCAAGTTCTTTGGGGAAATTGGTAGAGAACGCTATTTTGGCACCTTGTTTGAAAGGCCCGTCAGGATTGCGATTGTGCGTTGCTTCGTCTATAGCAACGGCTTTTCTTTTCGCTTCTCTTAACTCCGCAAGCTCCGCTTCACTAAATACCTTACTCCAAAATACTGGGCTTGAGACATCTCGTGGGTTCCTATTAAAACGTGCTACCGTACCATCTTGTTGTTTTATAGGTATATAAAGAACTTCATTCGTGTTTTCAGCGTAACCTTTTCGTAACGCAATATCCTTATTACCCCAAATAGGGTCAAAACCTGCGAGTCTAGCCCAGCTAACATCTTTGGGGTTGAACTCTAACGTTTCGGGTTTTTCTCCCGCAGGTTTCTTCTTCGTTTCAAAAGCAGCGAATGCTTTTTGTACAGATTTAAAGTTTTCAAGTGTGCTCGTTTGCTCTTCATCTAAGTCAGCAGTTGCTACTAACGTGCTGCCTTCTTCCTGTCCTTTCCTTTCCGCTGTTTTCTTTACAGTATAAAACCTAGTGGGCTTACCCGGTGTAATTACAGCGTATGGTTTAAACTCGAATTTGGAATTGAGTGGATAGTTAGCACCGGATGTAGCGGCTGGGTCTAATTCCACCGTTGGTGCAGCAGGGGGCGCTACATCAGGTTCATCAACAGCTACATCATCAACAGCTACATCATCAACAGCTACTTCAGGTTCTACCGCTACATCAGGTTCATCAACAGCTACATCATCAACAGCTACATCATCAACAGCTACTTCAGGTTCTACCGTTACTTCAGGTTCTACCGCTACTTCAGGTTCTACCGTTACTTCAGGTTCTACCTCTACTTCAGGTTCTACCGCTACTTCAGACCCAGCCGTATCCGTTGGGGTAGTAGGTGGCGTAGGTGGTGCAGGTTGGCGTTTCTGACCAAACAGGCTTAACTGGTCTGGTGATATACCTTCTAATTCTTTGACTAGGTTATTCCTAGCCTTTACCCCTATTTTTGGGTCATCAACAAACTTTGCTAACTTCTTCCGAACTTCTGGGTCATTGATATCTTTATCAGTAACACTTTTACGTATAGCAGCTTTTGGGCTAATACCTAACGTGTCTAAAAATTCTTTGGTGAGTATCTTTGGCTCTGGGGTAGGTTCACTGGCACCCGAAGCTGCTGTACGCACTGCCTCAAGTTTAGTTGCTTGTTCTGGGGATAGAGATACCCCTGCTGGGCCTATACCTTCAAAACTTAACTGCTCTGGGTCTTTGGGTTCTTGTTCTACAGCTTCAGGGGCAGTAAACAGCTCACCTTCTACGGCGGTTTCCGTACCATACACATACTGTCTGACAGCTTCTATCTCTATGTCTGTGTATTCTTCTTCGGGCTTACCACTGTCTAACAATGCAGGTACATCTATATCAGATACAGTTTCTTCTACTGTTACTTCTTCCGCAGGAGCAGGTCGTGCGCTTTCAGGTAATGCAGCAAGTTCTTCTTCAGTAAGTGTAGCGGTCTCTGTATCGCCATCAAACAGATCGCCTTGCTCTTCAATCTGAGCGGGTAACTCCCTTGAGCCTTCCTCTGCAATGCGCGAGTCTCTGCTAATACCTGCGGCACCACCACCTAACGTACCACCAATTAGACCAGCAGCAACGGCGGTTTCAATGTATCCGTCTATGGCTTCTTCGCTGTCAAGCTCTAGTCCAGCTTGTGCACGTTCGATTAACGTTTGTCCAAGTTCAGTGGGTACCTCGACAGCGGCACCAGTACCAGCACCTTTAGTGACGCGAGTAAATAATCCACCTGCACGAATGGCTTTTTGTGTGGGTAATAGCCGACCTACCATCAACCGTTCAGCGAAGGCATCTAGGGCAGCTTGGGGTAACGAGTTTAGGAATGCAGCACTTTCGCTCATCTCAACGCGAAGTCCCTGCTGTATAGCTTCTTTCTGGGCTTCACGGTTATTACCGTAGAAGAACGGTATTTGTGACAAGGCAGCGCCAGCAAGACCACCAACAATAGTACCGACAGGGCCAAACGCTGTACCAGCCGCAGCACCAGCCGCAGCGCCAGCACCTAAACTAAGGCCAGTCTGTGGCGCAGTTTCGCCAAGGGTTTCAAGGAAATAATCTAGCCCAGTACCAACGCCTTCTACGTCTTTTAAACGCGTAGCCATCGCTTCTTGTTCGGCTAATTGGGCTTCGTTTTCGGCAACCATTTCAGCGCCGAACTCTTCTACCCCTTCTAACCCAAGTACACCACCAAGACCTTCAAGGGCAGACCCAAAGCCACGACCCGCAACGTCAACACCACGGGATAAACCACGACCCAATGCAGTGGTATCTTCTTGCAGAGCTTCTTTTCTTTCCGTATTTAGCTTCTTAAAGGCGGCAGCGATAGTTTCATAGTCTTGGGTACCCTTTTTGTCAGGGTTATCTATGATCCATTGCGCGTATTCTCTAAGACCTGCCATTACAATGCTAACCTAATGCGGCTTCAGCGGAAGCGACTAATTCACCTGTTGTTAGAGGTGCGGTCGTTACATCTGCCGCAGGTAAAGTAAGTCCTGAATCAGCTCCTATCCCTTTCAATGCGTTTATCAGCGTTTGTTTATCCGCGTTGATAGTTCTTTTAGCTTCAGCTATCGCATCTGCTTTTTCTTGTTTACTAAGGGTCGGAGACATATTTATTGATTGTGTAGCCGCGTCTATAGCATCCTGCGCGTTCGTGTTAACTTCACTTAATGCGGTCACAACCTTAGTCTGCACATTACTCTTCTGGGCATCAGTTTTGGCTTCCATCATTTCTCGCTGTAACTCAAGCTCTTTCCCTTTCAACCCAGCAGTTTGTGCCCTATATCTGTTTTGGGCGTTGGCGTCAAGAACCTTAAACGCGGTGGATTGGTCAAACTGCCTACTCGACTCTTTGAGTTGATTTGCATAACGATCAGCAGTCATACCAAGTTCTTCTGCTGTTAACTTCAACCTTTCTTTGTCGATTCCAAGCGTCCCCGCTACTTGTTCCGCAGCCGTGTCGGCACGTTGTTGTTGAATATCTAATCCACGCTCACCCTGCGATATGTCCGCACCTAACTTCAGCAAGTCTGAACGACGTTGAGCAAGGGCTTCTAACCCTTTCTTACGTGTATCTCTTTCTTGCTCTACGCCTTTACTAATGCCAGCACCTAAGTTCGCTAAAGCACCCCGAGAAGTAGTAGCGGCTGGGCCTTCAGAGGCACGGACAGCGCCTCTTGCAAGACGGTCTAGTATTTTACGTCCAGTGCTACGAGTATCTTCTAACTCAGATTCTTGCTTGGACAACTTATCAAATTCAGCATTTAGCCGCTCGTTGAGTAATTCTTGTGGGGTACGTTTTCTTTCTGGTTCAGCAGTTTTACGACGCAACATTTCTGGAGCTTGAGTGCGTTTTTCTAAAGTTCTTAACGGACCAGTAGGTAGTCCTGAAATTCCTGCAGCCACAGCATTATCGCCTATTTCAGCTACGCGTCGTTTGCCTTGTTCTTCTCTACTAAGTAAGAAGTCAGGTAGTGAGGCAGTACTAGTTGGCGCAGCCTGACGTGGTATTGCTGGTGCTTGTGGCGCACCCCCTGCCATTCTGACTATCTCTTCCATTGTTATTTCGTTAGTTTCAACGGGAGTAGGTTGTTGTCCAGCAGTTTGTTCGCTTACGACATCGGCTTTTTGCCCTGCAGCGGCAGCGGCCATCTCTTGTTGTTCCGTATTCACTGCATCCATTAAGTCCTGTTCTCGCCGTTGTGCAGCTAAATCAACACCGCCGGTAGGCATGACTTCTGTAACGGATTCGGTTTCTACAACTTTTTCAGCGGTAGGAAGCACACCCCTAGCTCGTTCTCCACCCATAGCTTCTATGTTTGTAGCCCTTTGCCTTTTTGCACGTTCTCCTATAGCGTCAAAAAAACCACCCACAGTTTCTCTTTGCTGTTTTAGTTTTTGCTCGCTAATTAACATGTTTCTTACTGATTCTCGGGAAGCACTTCGTAACCCTAGCTTCCTAATAGCAGCATCTATTTCTTCTTCCGTGGGTATATAACTCCCTTCTTCACCGCTAAACCCAACAATACCGCCGTTGTACATACGCTCTAAATTCGGTGCAGGTTGAGATAGCAGACCACCGCCAGCCATCATTGGTTGACCCTGTGGACGTTGTTGTTGAGGGCGTTGTTGCTGGGGCTGTTGTCCCACCTGTTGCATACGTTTCTGTTGCTCCTGCTGTTTCTGAGCAAGCACGCCAGCGACACCTTTAGTGCGGTCACGTAAGTTTTTCATACCAGATAGTGCTGGAGCCATTTGTTCTTTTTCGGAAGCAATAAGCGTCTGTTCTAACTGGTCAGCTACAGTCGGTGGGTTACCTTGCATCTGTAACGCAGCAAGTTGTTTTTCCTTCTGTACTTTTTCTGCGGCACGTTGCGCTGCAATCAAGTCAAGAATGTTTTTACTCTGCCCGTACTGTTGCATTAACGCGTTAGGATCATTCTTCATCCTAGCAGCGCGTTGAGTAATTTGTTGGTCAATACCACCCATAGGATTCATAGCCATTAGCCGTCCCCTCCAAGTCCAAACAGGCTGAGAATACCACCCGCCCCACTTATAAATTCGCTTAACGCACTAGGCTGTTGATAGCTATACTGCTGTGCGCTAATAGGTAGTCCTTGGAGCAGCGACTGTTGATACTGTACTTGTTTGTACGGGAAGTCGCGTTCTTCTTCAAACTGAGCCAGATCCGCAGATATACCCGCTTGTTCGATGGCACGTTCTTGTGCACCAAGATTAGCTTGTGATGCCAAGGCTTCCAGACCGTACCGATTGGCTGCGTCTTGTGCAGTTTGTTGCCGTTGTTGTTCCGTATTGAACTGGTCTCTATCACGGTTATATATGTCCTGCGCTAAACTTTGCTCGACGTTAAACTGATTTGTAGCTTGGTTAAATGCGTCTTGTTTTCTGCCTTGTTCAACGTTGAACTGATTCATGGCTTGAGTATAAGCATCTTGATAGCCCTGACCGGTAATGGCTGCAAGGTTTTGTCCAAGGTTACGGTTCAACTCAGATTCCATAATAGCCTGACGTGACCCACCATAGGCACCAGCCTGAGTCAATCGCCCTGCATCAGCAAGTCTTGAAATCTGTGCTTGGCGTCGAGCTTCTTCAATTTGCGGATCTAACGCAGCCTGCACATAGGGATTCATATAGTCTTGGGCTGATTGAGCATTAAACTGTTGCGTTTGAAACCCTGCTCTTGGTTGTTGTTGCGTAAAAGTCCCTCCAAACGCTTCAGGCTGAAAAGCGCCCATCTGTTGAGTGGGTACTGCAAGTCCTGCTATACCTTGGAACGCTGCTTGTTGCCCTGTAGATTGCCCAGCGGTGAGCGGCCCTGTATACCCTGTATACCCTTGATTAGCGAGTGCCTGACCTTTGCCAAGCATACCCGTTACGTAAGGTGCTGCCCACGGGGCTAACGAACCCGTTTCTGAAGTTGGATCTCCGACTGCCATAATCTTCTACCTGCTTGGTATGAATTTGTTAGGGTTTATCTCTTTACCTTGTT